CAGGAGTTCCTTGGCATCCTCCTTAGAAGCGATAATAACAGCTGCCTTAGCAGACATGTTCTGACCTTTGCCTTCAGCAATAAGTCGTGATATTTCTTTTGATACGTCAATAGCAGTCTTCGGGTCAACTGGGTAATTATGTATCTTACCCTCGTCATCGGTATACTCACCACCGTAAGCTCTGTCTTGTAACTCAGCCATATTCAAAATACGTTCTGCAATATGCAAACCTTTTTCCTGCATCTCTTCAGATAACAGTTCAAGGTAACGTCTTCGTATAGCTGGTTCTTCTTTAACTATCCTACGCAGTGCCATAGCATTGTGCGGAACTTGGTCAAAGCGAGAAGCCTTAGCAAGGTCTCCTCGTGTTACTTTCATAGCTTGTGCTATTAACTCGTGTTCATGTGGTAGTTCTATAAGCTCAGTGCTCATTGTCTTCTACCAACTCAGCAGCTCCAGGTTCGTTTGCTTGTAAGATAGCTAGGTCTTCCTCAGTGAGGCCGACAGCAACTAACTCATCAGTAGCAAAGTCCTCTTGCATCTTTTCTATATGAGCTGGGTCAGTCGGGTCATAACCTAACTCCCTCGCCATATCATTGTAATTGTCCATAAGTTTCTCCTTAGTACTTAAAAGTACTTAGTAAGTCTAAACAGGTTAGTAAGAAAAAGATTCTGGAAAGAATCCCCCAAACCCCCTTTTAGGCTTGCTTCTTATTATTTCTCTTCTCATTAGTGGTCCATCTGTGTTGATTTTGAAGGATAACTTCCTTGTTATCAATCACTTAGCCCAAAATAAACGTACCGTTTTAACCACGATTTCGAGTGTTAAATAAGCCTTCTAGCTTCTCTGGGTCGGGCAGTACGTTCTTTCTATGTGCAGGCAAACTTTTTCCAGCCTTCATTTTATTAAGCAAGGGAACATTCCACAGGTTAATAGGTGGGAAGGTCAGTGTAGGCCAAAACAGTTTCATTTTAATCTCCTACATGAAAAAGTTAGTTAAGTCACGAAGAGATTCAGGTTCCCAGTCTCCCAGCTTAGGCTGGTCTGGTAATTCTACCTTATACTTCTTCTCCCAATATTTCTTCAAATCAAGCAGGTACTCTCTTGAGTATAGCGTAATGAAAGCATCAATAATTTCCTTATACAAACTGGCTCGGAAGTTAACATGGGTCGCAAAGGAATCATGTATGAATATCATTGGACTACCCAGCATCTTAAGTTTCTTAGCAACCATCCGTAGGTGAGTAGCATCCAAACTATGTATGATGTTAGGAGCAATAGCACTTCTATGCTTCCGACTATCCGACTTCTGTCCTGAGAAATCAAGGATACTAAGTTTAAAACTAGCCTTGTTGCTTAGCACAACCTTTAAAGCTTTAGGGTCGCCTTTGACTTTCCGTTGAACGCATTCAAATCCATCAGGTGTCGGCCATTCAATATCGACATTTCCCTCTTTAGCGATTATCGTCGCACTATCTGAAACCCACTCCACAGCAGCCGTAAGCGGTCCGAGAGTTTCGTTAAGGCGATTGTATAAATCACGCCCCAAGTGTCCTGTAACAGCACGAGGAAAGCCCTCACGAGTAGGCTGATACGATTCGGTATCGACATCCCACTTATCTTCAGTTCCATAGAGCTTATCCATGTGAGCCATCGAGGTCATCTGCGTAGCATTGTAAGCCCAAGTCATCACCGGTATCTTAGCTGCTTTTCGGGTAGCTAGGTATTTGTGAGCTTCTTCCAGGGTTTCACACCACTCAAGAGCAACTCTTTCATAGATGTCCAGACTGGATTCATCGGCATTCATTCCTAAGTGCCGAGTAATTGCGTTAGAACGTATGACTGCACTCCAATGTTGCAAGCCAGAGCATCGTCCGTCCAAAGGTATGAACGCTGGCAATGGTCTGGTAGGGTCATCGAGGTACTGAGCAATTAGATTAGCAGTAGCCATATACGAGTACGGCTTATCAGCTGTCTTCCATTCCTTCTCATGAAGTTCAGGATGCTTAGCATGTCCTGCCATCTTAGTGAAGTCCCAGTCCTGTTCAGCATAGCCAGTAGCTGTCTCGAACAAAGCCATGAAGCCATCAGTAGTCAGCCTTTCAGCATACACCGGCAACAGTAAAGCCTTCTCATGGTCAGCACCCTGTGGACTAATACCACAAGTAGTACCACTATACATCCGTCCACGCGAGTCTAGGAAGTACGGGAAGCGAAACACCTTGTCCTTGAGTTGCTCAGCTGTGGTCAGAGTACGTGCATACATACAACCATCAGTGATAGCATCTTTCTCTACAGGGTATTTCTTAAGCAGGTCCAGGGTATAATCATTAATAATAAATCTTTCATCAGACATATCATTAACGACACGAGCAGCACGTAAGTTAGCTGGACTTCTCCGGCCACCACGTACTGCTATGTACTTGGACATGTATTCTTCACCAACAATGTTTGGCATAACCACAACAGTATCTGGTGCTTCCTTCTCAGCTATCTTTAGATTCAATAACTTCTTAGTTGGTACAACTATACGTTCATCAAAACCTCGATTGAACTTAATGTATCCCTGCAACTCCATCTCACCCATGAACCGAAGAGCAACCAGAAAGGGCTCGTTAGATTCTAGCATGTTCTTTGCTATGTAGGGTACGACAGAATGTAAGGGAAGTTCAAAGAGGTTATGTAAACTAAACAGACAATGTGTATAAGCACGTTGCCACATCTCAGGTCGCATAGACCTCCACCGGTAATCGGAAACATCGAGAGGTCTAGCAAAGCCTGAAGCATTCTTCGGAGCTGGTAATTCAATACCGCCCTCTAACTTAATCTTCGCCATAATATACCTCCAAGGGTATAAGTTAGTAATATACCCGAACGGGCATAATTATAGTAAATACAACCTTACATGCACTCAATGGTTATAATAATGGTATTACCAAGATACAATTTCACCAGCCTTAGTGTCGAAAGCTTCTTCATCTTTATCATCACGGAAACGTAGGAACTTAACACAGTAGCGGAAAGAGCCAGTTTCATAAAGTTCTTTATACTGTACTTCCATCGTACTTCCATCAACCGGCCAACGAACTGGCCAGGATTATCCCAAAGCTCCCTACGTAGCTCTTCAGTGAAGGCAGTAACCTTACCATAATTTGTGTCAAAACCACCTAACTGTCCTTTCGGTTCCTTGGCAGTATTAAGTTGCTCAAACCAGCCAGTAATGTAAACGTCAGCAGTATACTCAGGCTTAACACGATACCACTTACCATTCGCAGCACGTATGACGAGGCCTTCATAGCCAAACATCGGGTGCAGGGTCACAGAATACTCCTATCTTTAATCGTTTGTCAACAGTGTGTAACTTACCATCTTGACCTGTGTAGTCCAGAGGATAGACATCATCATAACCAATTGTATCTGGCTCAGGGTCATGTCGTTGCATAGGGCTGTTGCTTGCAAAGAAGTCACCTTTGTAAACTTCACAGTCACCATATAATTTGATCTTGCCTTTAGCAAGTGTGTCCAGAGCAATGTCCAGACCTGGTGGAACTTTGTCGTTCCTGGTTACAAGCTTACCATCACGGTAAAGTATTCGTACACCATCAATCTTGTAGTTTAGTTCACAAGCACCACGAAGCTTCTGTCCAGTGTATGTACTTGCACCAATAAAATCTTTACGTCTAGCCATTAGTGTATTACTCCAGTCTTGTACTCACCGGTCTCGATGAGCTTACGGGTTTCCGCTGCATTAGTTCCTAGGAACTGACCAACATATTTCATTGTAGTTCTTGAGTAGTCCCAGTTAGGACCGAGCAATACTTTGCCTCCGTCCACTTGAGCAACACAAGAGTCGTAGCTAAACAATGTACTCTTATTGCCATCATGAACAATGCCATGATTGGCTGCAACAAATTCTAGTCTCATTAGATTCTCCTTATGAGTTTAATATTTAGTTTAAGATAGAAGGCTTCTTAGCCTCTACCATCTCTTTGATGATAATAGCAGACAAGCTTAGGACTCGACCAGAGTTAACCAGGAATTCTTTTTCCTGCTCTGGTGTCAAGTCTTTAGGCATGACTGCAATAACATCATTGACAGTTTCTGTAGCCAACTCAGTGAGTTCTGTCGCATTCAGCAACAGGTCACTCACAAAAGTCTGCCAACAGTCTTTCGAGGGATACGAACTCAACATCATAGTCACTGTAATCATAACGATTAGTGAAGTGCTTGAAATGTGTAAAGCCACGTATCTCTGTGTTGTTAGAACCTCGATAAGCTTCATCATGAATGTAGAACGAACCAGCGCATACACCGAAATGTGGTTTGCCTTGCATGTTCTGTCTACGCTCAAACTGAAACTTCTGTTGGTGTCCATGAACGAACGAGTGTGGAAACTTGTTCATCTTGTTCATGATAGAACCACCTACAGGTCTACCGGATTCTGGGTTAGGCATAAAGTGATTAAAGCAAATGCTGTCATGCCAGTAAGGTTCTAAGAACTCGTGTACTGTCCAGCCAGCTCGTTCAATCATTTCACGTAGGTCTACAAAACCTACCAACTCAGGATGTGATTCGATGTATCGGTTAAGACGATTCTCATGGTTGCCCATGACAAAGTGCATCTCAGGTTTGTACACCGTCTGCTTACATGAACCATTCTTCATGTCTATGTAGTCTTTAATAATATCTAACGCCTTGGCACCTGATATTAAATCATCCTTCAATCTACGACCTTCCTTCTCCAACGCAGATGCATAATAGCTTAGCGATTCAAAGTCCCAGTGGTCTCCTATGTGAACAATAACATTAGGCTTATGTATCCAAATATATCTGGCTACTGCATGTATGTGTTCAAGAGGAGCACTTGGAGTTACTTGAGTATCAGCTATGACTACAATATCATTTGTCATCTTCATACTTTCTTTCTCCTTGCCCGTTTCTTAGGCTTTTGTTTACCCTTGGCCATAT